GACGGTGATGGGGTGCGGGCCGGTGAACTTCGGGTCCGTGAACCACGCCTTCGGGTAGCGGGCCGCGGACGCGGTGACCGTCTCCGTGAGGGTGAACGCAGGGGCGGCAACCTCACCGGCCTCCAGGGAGTGGCGCTTGCCACCTTCCTGGCCGGGCCACAGGCCAAGGGCCTCCTTGTGCATGTTGGAGCACATCACGGCCAGCCAGTCGGGGTTCTTGACGTACTTCGCCAACTGGCGGCGGCACCGGTTGAAGTCCCCGGGGACACCCCAGCGGATCTTCGCCGCGCCCTTGCCGTGCACCCAGTAGTGGCGGATGCGGGCGGTGGGCACCTGGTCGGTGATCCAGCCGGGACCGTCGTGGGTGCCGGGGGCGAACTCCAGGCTGCTCTCGCTGGGGGCGCCGAACCCACCGGCTGCGACCAGGGCCTCGGGGGGCTCCTCGTCGAGGCGGCGGTACGCGGCGATCAGGGCGGAGCGGGCCTTCGACTTCGCGGAGTCGGAGGCGTCCACCTGGTTGAACCGGCCAGCAGCGGCGTGCACACCAGCGCGGGACAGGTCCCCGTTGGGCTCCTTGATCGGCAACTTGTACCGGGCCTTGGCGTCTTCCTCGCCCTCACCGGTGTCGATGAGGCAGGCGCGGCGCCACTCCTCCGGGGTGTACCGGGAGGCGCTGCCGTCCCAGTCGCCCTCGGAGATGGCGTAGTCCTGCATGTCGGAGTACGCCTCGTCCATCGCGGTCGCCGCCTGGCAGGGCAGGCACGCGGCGAGGGCCTCGGGGGTGGGGTGGTCCGCCCAGGTCCCGATGGCGATGAACGCCTCCTGGAACGCGGGGATGGAGCAGATCGTGGCCGACGCGATGCGGCCGTCGGTGACGACGGTCAGCGGCTCCGGGTCGCCCGCCTGCCAGGTGTCGGCGTCGAACAGGGAGCCGTCCCGGTTCTGCACCTCAGCGGTGGCGTCGTCGATGTCGACGGACACCCCGCGCATCACCCGGTTCGCGACCAGGTCGATGGCCTTCTCCGCGTCGTCGGAGCGGTGGAAGACACCCTCGTACTTCATGAGGCCGTCTTCGCGCCACACCTTGTCGATGCGCCCGACGGGGACGGAACCGTTGTGGCCCTCCGCGTCGACGTACATGAACCGCATGGGCACGGGCAGGTCCCGGACGCGCAGGGACTCGTTGGCGAACAGGCGACCGTCACCGGTGGGCACACCCTCGGGTGCGGCGACGCCGTAGAACGGGACGTCCAGGTCCAGGTCCTCGTCGGTGATCTCGGGTGCGTCGGGGTCGAGTTCCTCGACGACCTGCTCAGCAGCGGCGGTCATGTTCCCTCCAGGTCCCGGCCGAACCACGCACCGGCAGTTGATCCAAACCTCCGGGGGGCCGACGGGCTCTCCCGGGTAGTGCAGTTCGTAGCCTGCCACGGTGAAGACCGAACCGGCGGGAACTGTCTGCCCATCGACGTCGTCGTGGGTGCCGCGCACGAACTGGTCGTGCATGGTGACCCACTCCAGGGTGACCTCGTCGTCGTCGGCACCGGCGGCTGCCATGGTGGCGGCGTTGACGGATGAGGTGGACACCCAGCCTGCGAGGCGGGTCGTCTGTGTGGAGCGGTCCACACCAGGTTCGGTGGTGTCCGCGAGCCGCTCAGCCAGGGACGCCAGGAACTCCTCGCGCGCACCGGCGACACGAGCATCGTCGCGGATGCCCTCCGCCTCAGCGGTGGTGTCGAACAGTTCCCCAGCGGCGGTGATGATGTCCGCGAACCAGTCGCCCTCGCCCCAGTGGGCCAGTGCAGCCTGGACCACCGGGACAAGGTCGTCGTCACCGCGTGTCAGGACCGCACGCCGTTGTGCGGCGAACTGTTCGCGGTCGGCGACGAAGATCATGCGGACACCAGCCTCGGACGGGCCGGGGTGACCCGGGACAGGTGACGGGCCAGCAGTGCCCGGTCGTGCGGCTTGCGCTCAGCGAGCAGGACCCGGACGTACGCGTCCATACACGCCGCCCAGGACTGCGGCATGACCCCCAGGTCGGGGGCGAACCGGTCCACGTTCGACCAGGCGTCCACCAGGCAGTCGTCGACGGTGCCGTTGTTGCACGGTACGAACAGGTACACCTCGGAGGCGGACACGTCCGTGAACTTGTTCGCCGTCTTGGTGCGCAGCCGGTTCCCGCCACGCTCCAGTGCCCGGAACACCAGGATCTCCGAGGCGGTCAGCAGTGCGGCGTTCGTCTGGTCGGGGATCTCCCGGGTGGGGTGCTCCTCCAGGGACGGGTCAGGGCGTGACTCGTTCGGGACGTCCGGGACCACGGGGGCGGGTAGGGCAGCGCCGAGGAGGCGGGCCGCTTCTGCGACCATCTCGGGTGTCGCGGAGCCGGACGCCATCTTCTGCAGGATCCACTGCGCCCTCTGCTTGTCGTTCATCATGTCGTCCGGCTTGAACCCGGTCTCCCGGACGGTGGCCTCGTTGTTCAGGATGCCCCGGTCGTTCAGTTCGATGGCTTCCTTCGACCGGTTGGGGCGCAGCCGCATCTCGGAGGTGTCAGCCCCGATGCCGTACTCGCGGACCTCGTCCTCCGGGATGGACGCCTCGGACTCCAGGACGGGACGCAGGTAGCCGCGGGCCAGGTCGGCGGTGATGGTGCGCAGCAGTGGCTCGGCGTGCGCCTTGATGGCGGACTCGTCGATCTGCCACGCGGACCAGTGGTTCGCTTCCCCGGCGCCGGTGAGTACCTCGGGCGGCATGTCCAGGGCGAGGCCGAGACGCTTCGTGGCGGCGGTGCGCAGGTTCAGCAGTTGGTCGTCCATGTCCGACCAGAACTTCGTGAGGGTCACCTGCTCGATGAACTCCCCGTCCGCGGTGATGACGATGGGCACCATGGCCGATGCGTCACCCCGGTCCACGATGGCTGTCGCGGCCGTCTCCTGCAGGGTGCGGGAGAACTGCGCGGCGGACAGCCCAGTCGTGACGGCGCCGCTCTCGCCTGTGGTGGCGGTGGCGGCGGCGGCGATCTGGTTCGGGATCCACAGGATGCCAGCCCCGGTGAGCCGGGACGTGACCTCCGCGTTGATGCGCTGCGTGATGGCTTCGATCTCCGCGAGGATCGGCAGTGCCGCCCTGGTGGGGGATGTGGCCAGGAGCCGCTTGCGGGGGTGGGGTCGCCACAGCCGCATGATGAACGCGTCCCTGTCGAGTTCCTCGTCGTTCAGGAACCAGGCACCGTTCTTGGACTGCAGGTCGTCCGGGGAGGTGACGGACCACTCGGTGACGTCCCGCTCCTCGTACCCGACGATGAACGCTTCACCGGCGACGGTGTACGCGACCCCGATGTCGTGCAACATCTGGGAGCGACCATCCTGGGAGTTGAACAACTCGTCCAGTGCGGCGTCGGCGGGGGAGTTGGGGGCGACCCGCTCCGGTCCGTTGCCGACATCGCGGGTGGCGAACAGGGTGGCCCGTGACAGCAGGTTGCCGACCCAGTTCGCGGCGAAGGCGTACTCGCCGATGGTGTCGTAGTAGTACCACGCCTGGGCTTGCCAGCCCTTCGTCTCCAACTTCTTGACGCCCTTGGGCTTGGTCGACATCCGTACAGCCGACGCGACCACCGTCGTTGGAGGGGCAGGGGGTTCCACCCGGGTGCGCGCCATCGGCTATCTACTCTCCGTCCCGGACGACAACCATGGACGCGAGGTAGGCGGCGGCAAGCCAGCCGTTGAACACCCACCACGCCGTCTGGAAGTCAGTGAGCAACCCCCACGCGAGAATGATGGCAGTGATATAGGGCGCAGCGCACCAAGGACAGGTGGCGAGTTTGTCCCACGGTCCTTCGTTGGTGATGTCCGCCCACTTCATCCGCAGCCAGACCACCGGGGGGTAGGTGTCCTGGGTGATAAGTCGGGTTAGCCTGGCTGCCGAGACGACACCCACCACCGCCGCAGCGATGATCTCGAAGTAGGTCATGCCAGGGATCTTAGGCCGGTGAGGGGACTCCGCGGCCGTACACGCCCTTCGGGCGCGGCGATCTCGGCCGGTCCACCCCCTGACGACATGGCCAGGACACCGTGCACGAGGGCGTCGACCCGGTCCGGCGAGGACCCTTCACCGGGCACCCACTCGGTCATCTGGGACTCCAGTTCCTCGAACACCTGGGTGTGGTGGACGCGGCCCTGCTCGTACAGTCCGGCGACAGGTTCGGCACGGACGGCCTTCCCACGACGGGACACCACCTGCTGCAGGTTCAGCGCCCGCCCGTTCGCCGCGTTGAACAACGTCTGCTCCACCATGGCGCCGCCGTAGTTGCGTTCCGCGACGATCTTGTCCGCCTGGTACGTCTCGTACAGGTCCCACGCCAGTGACGCCCAGCCTTGGGGGGTGTACTTCCCGGACCGGTCGGCCAGGACATAGAAGTCGTCGCCGCGCTTGCCGATGACGAGCAGCCCTGTCTCGTCGGAGCGTCGGGTGTTGGATCCGGCGGGGTCGATGGCCACGACGATGCGGTCCATGGGTGTGATCTCGGCGTCGAAGTCGAGGGTGCGGTGGTTGTGGATCATGTCGTGGGACCACATGGCCCCTTCGACGTCCTGCAGGATCTCGCCGTGCAACTCCTGGCGTCCCAGCCGGGTGCCTTCGTACTTGCGGACCACGTTGCGCTGGAACTTGGGGTCGAGGTTGTCGAAGTTGGCGTACGTGGAGACGCGGACGACCTTGGTGTCGTCCTCCTCGATGAGGGTCTTCAGCCAGGGGGTGGGTAGCGGGGTGGACGTACAGAGCACCTTCGCCCCACCGGGGACGCCGTCGAGGCGCAGACCCATGAGCAGCATGTCCCACACGTCTTCGATGAGGTCCATGTGGGCGGGCTCGTCCAGCCAGGCGATGCCGTGCTGGGTGCCACGCAGCGAGTCGGGTTCCTCAGCGGAGTACCCGAACGCTTTGGCCCCGTTCTCGAAGGTGAACTCCTTCTTGGACGGCTCCCAGGTGTAGGACTGTCCGGCGCGTTCGCACACGTAGATCAGACCGGAGGGGCCTTCCACCATGGTGCCGCGCACGTCCGGCCCACGACGACCGATCATTGCCATGCGCGGCACCTTGGCGGACATCTTACGAAGCCACTCCGCGCCGGTGCGGGTCTTGCCTGCACCACGCCCGGAGATGATGAGCCACACGAACCAGTCGGAGCCGGGTGGGGGCCACTGGTCGGACCGGGCGTGGGGGTAGTCGAACCCTTGGTGGGGGCGACCGTCGCACGCCCGGCCCAACGTGCAGTACCAGGCTTGGATCTTCCCGCTGGCCATCTTGCGGAGCCTGTCCGCAGCGGCACGCTGAGTCGCTTCGTCCCACGTCTCAAAGGCGTGGGGGTCGAAGGCGGACTCTGCGCTCATCCTCGGATGGTAGCGCCCGACGCCGCCAGGGCGACGCGACTCTGCTTGTAGACCAGGACGCAGGTGACGTGCCAGGGCGTGCCGAACTCGGTGGACGCCTCAGTGCCGGGGTTCATCCACTCCCGGCAGCGGCCACACCTGGTGAGGTAGCGCACCTTCATAAGTCAAGGGTGCCACACATTGGCTTGACAAGCGCCAAACTTTTGCCTGTCAGTTCGTCCAGTCTCCGTAACCTTCGCCGTCGTCGACGGTGCGCCGTACCCCGAACTGTCCGCGCTTCGCCCCGGGGGGTACGGACCCGTACGGTTTGGCGGACGCGCAGTGCTGCAGGACTTCGGTCCAGGGGATGTTCAGGTCCTTCGCGATCTGCTTGGCGATGGCTCGCCGCACGTAGGAGCCGATGCCGATGCCGCGTGCTTCAGCGGCTTGCTTCAGCATGAACTGCAGGGGCGGGTCGTAGTCGACCTGGATGTTGGCTTTGCGCCGGACGGACTTCTTGCGGGGGGTCTGCTGGGTGCGCCGTACCCGTTCGAGGACTTGCTCCTGCCAGTGGGGGTCTTCGATGTCCCGGATGGGGATGGGGTTCACCTGGGGTCGTCGGTCCATGACTGTCCTGCCTCGATCTCCAGGATCTCCGCCTCCTCGACGGCGACCACACCGTGCACCCTCTCCGCCATGCCCTTCAGCCAGGACTCGACCTCTTGCAGGTCGGGGGTGTGGCTGACGCTGATCTGCTGGGGGAGGTCGATGCCGAGCATCTTGTTCTCCCGGTCGATGATGGCCAGCGCCCGCGCGGAGTAGGCGAGGTGGTCGGGGTCCTTGGGATTGATGGCCCGGGTCCAGATGGATGTGAGCATCCGCTCCAGGCGGGCGTGCTGCACCTTGCGCATGCGGGGGATGTCGTCGGTGTCGGACACGGAGTCGGCCAG